TTGGGGTCCGAGTTCTTGAACAAGGCACAATACAAGCCAATGGGAGTCATTGCGCCTTTGATGATTTCAAACTTGACCTTTTTGCCTGACAGCTTGTCAAAGATGCCGGCCTTTTCCAACTGATACTCAACGCCAAAACTCTTGCCCACTCCCGGAGGACCTGACACGATCATGGCACGCACATCGCCGGCGATACAGGCACGGGTCATTTCGTCCAGGATGCTGAATCGCGTGGCTATACGATCCATGGCTTCTTGATCTGTTTCCTGCGGTGCTATCTGCAGTTCGGCTTTTTTGAATTGTAGGGTTTCGCTCACTTTTTCTCCGTTGACTACTTGCACATCAGAAATTTTATTTACTTTGATTTTGATCTGTTCAGGAAAGCCCGGGAATTGGCCACTGTTTTCTACCAGGACATTGCCACCCTTGGCAGTGGTCTGGAAGTCGCGGATCAAGGTAAAAATCTGACCCGACACGTCGGTATTGCGATACTCACCTGATAAGATACGAACTTGTGCCATACTGCGCTCCTTATTATTGTTTACTATACCTATAGTATAGCAAATCTTGAATTATTGGTCAAATCCAGCGAATTATATTGTGGCATAAAAACAACACCATAAATCACTGTGTTTTTACTGCGTTTCTAGTATATTAGCAGGACAGCATTTAATGGTCAACCGCGGGCTGTTGTGTGGTACGGCGCTCAATGTCTGCTTCTTCGCACTGCTCACCGTACTGTATTTCTATGATCTTGAGTGGGTTTGACTCGTTGTTGATCAGTTGATGCCATTCGTTGCGAGAGATATGCAAGTATTGATGCCGATCAAACACTCCGTTAAGCTCAACATCTGTGGTGGTGCTGTCTATGGTATCCACTGTGGCCGTACCTTCGGCCACCAACCAAAATTCACTGCGGCCTTGATGGCGTTGCATACTGAGTGCGGCACCGGGATCTACTGTGAGTTCCTTGACCTTGACGCCTGCGGCTTCGTGCAGCACACGATAGTATCCCCAGGGTCTGGTGGTCTTGGGCGCTTTCCATTCTTCCAGGATCCAACTACTGGAATTGGCCTTGTTGTTGCCACCTATTTCAAACTGGAAATCAATGCCGGGCACACGCATTTCAGGAATGTTTTCTCGGGTGCGGTCTCCGCCGTTGCAGAATATGATGGTATCATTGGGATGGCGTGACTTGATCTCATCTAGGGCAGCACAGCAGCTGCCATCTGAATCGTCGAAGTAGGCTATGACCTGATCCACACATCTTAGTGCTCTAACCAAGGCCACGCGCTCGGGCAAGGGCATGAATGCTCGACCTTTTTTGCGCCGTAGCCAGTCGTCGGAATTAACAGCAACATACAACCTGTCAGCCAGCATACCAGCTGCTTCAAAACTGGCCAAGTGGCCTGAATGCAATGGATCAAATCCACCAGAACAAACTGCAATTTTCATAATGTCACATCCTCCATACCGGCTGTTCTTAGTCTGGTGATGTGTCCCAGCATCCAACTCTTGCTGTCAAGTCCTTTCATGATCCCTAACCAACGATTTCGCAGCAGTGCTACTTCGTTGATGATGGTTTCATAGTCAATGACTTCATCTTCACCATCCACATACTTTTCGGCGTCTCTACTACTTAATGCGCGAGCATAGCCTTCGAGATATTTCTGAAAATGGCGCCTGCGTATCTTACGCAGTTGGATATTGAGATAGTTTAAAACTGCTTCTACTTCCTGCAGTTGATTGAATCTATGCTCGGTGATACCTGGTAGATCTTTCACATTACGCTCTACCAGGCCACCGATGCCGACTTCACGTTTGGCCTCCTGTAGTTCAGATTCGTAGTGTGCAATAAAATCGGGTATGGACCCTATGTCTGCTACTACTCTGCTGTACCAACTCATTTACCAGCGCTCGTCTTCTTCCTCATACTCTTCCTCTTCTTCCTCTTCTTCAAGGTGCTCTTCAGCATACTGCTTGACAGCACGTTTGATATCAGAGTCTCCGCGGAAAGCATCACGGATGTCATCAATCTCATAGTTGTTTTCAAACAAGGTTGCTACCACTGCTTCGGCAGCATCACGGCGATCCACGGGATTGATACTGGGCTTGACGTTGTCCCAGATTTCGGCTATGATATCTAAGCTCATTGTGATTCAGGTTCCTTTTTCTTGCGTTTGATCAACGGCTCAGGTTCCGCAGATTCAGTATCCTGGATCTTTTCTGATACACACGCATTCTCTGGCATTTCTTGTACCGTTGACTTCTTACTTATAGACAAGGCAGAAAAATCCTTCATGACTTGGTCTAGGCAACCTGCTTCGTTTGATTCCCAGGCTCTGCGAAACTGTTTGATAATTTCGCCATCTGTGGTAGTATATGCCAGCCTGTTGCCGTCCTTGACCAGCATCTGTTGTTTTTCAAACAGGTCCACCAGACCCGAATAAGGATTCATACCTGTTTCATAAGGAATCTTGACCTGCACCGATTCAAAGGGCTTGGCATAGCGTGTTTTCATTACCTTACAGGCAGCACGGATACCCAGCACTTCTGAAACTTTGTTGCCATCTTCATCCTCTTTGAGTTTGAGTTTTTTCATGGCAACAACAATACTTGACGCATAGATAAAGCCTTGACCACCTGAGATCTTGTCATCGGGATCAAACATATCTTGGCTGGCATATGTATGGTTGGTGGCTACCAAGCCCACATTGTGGCTACCAAACATATTCACACAGTTACGCACCAGGGCTGTGAGTGCCTTGGGTTTGCGTCCTAGATCGCCTTTTAGATCACCGGCTTCAAACTGGTTCACGTCTGTGGGCGTGAGCAACATACCCAATGAGTCTATTACAAACAAAACCTTGGGCTTGTCATCGCCGGGCAAGGTCTTGTAGTCGGCCATGAAACTGGTGATGGTCTTGGCCACGTCATCGATCATGGCCATGTTTAGTTTCAGTAATTTTGATTCATCTGTGTCCACTCCCAGAGCCTTGAGCCAGTCCTCATCAAGGGCATTTTCTGTGTCTACTAGCACTACAAAAATACCCTGTTGTTGTGCGTGGCGTACCAGATTGCCTGAGCAGATATAACTCTTGCCTGCGCCTGACTCGCCAGCAAACACAGTGACCTTGCCCAAGGGTATGCCTTTGTGGAAATCGCCAGATACCAAGTAGTTCAGCGCAAAGTTTCCTGTGCTGATCCAGTCTGTGGGATCATTGAAACCAATGCTGAGCCCTTCAATGCTTTTGGTAATGTCCTTGCGGAACTTGCTGATGTCAAAGGGCTTGCCCATTATTCGTCCCTCGTGATTTCTGTGGCTTCGTTGATCAGCGCGATCAACTGTTCTTGGCTGTTGCAAAGTATTTTTACACTGCGCCAATCTTCTTCAGAGTTGCGTCCGGAGATTTCAAACATAAAGCCGTTGTCATACATCTGTACAGTAAAACTGTCAGATACTTTTGCCAATTTGTCAGAGATTTTAGATATAGATTTTTTTGCCATTTTGTTGGTCCTTGTTGGTAAAGGTGCAGGGGTACAGTACAAGTATACTGTGACCCCTGCTATCAGTCAAGAGTCGTGATTACTGTTTTTGCTGACGTGCGCGAATCATAGCCAGGATATCCTGTGCGTTTGATCCAGATGCCTGCGCAGGCTTGGCCACTGGTGCAGTAGCAGCATCGTCATCATCGTCGAAAGATGATGCAGGCGCTGCCTTAGCTGGGGCCGGGGTAGAAGTGGCGCTTGCTTCTTCTGGGGCAGATGGCGCCGGGGAACCAGCCGGAGCCGCCATACCACCAGGGCGGAAGTAAGCACCCCAACGGTCGGGATCATAAGGTTTGCCATCAACGCTGGCCTCAAACATATCCTTCATTACCTTCAACTCTACATCGGTTGGCTTCTTCGGTAAGAAACTGGAGAGGTCAAACAAACCGAATTTCTCAATCGCTTCGAGTTCGGCCTGCGTCAGTGACGTTTCCTTACGTGCCCATTTACTGGTGCTGTAATCTGCATAACCACCTTTTGAGGTCTTGGAAACACGGAAATCCAAGCCACGCTCATAGTCGGTTGGCAGTTCTTCAATCTCGGGATCCATCAAGCTCGCTTTGATGATTGTGAAAATCTGCGGGCTGATGA